CTTGTGATAAGAAACCTGATATAGTTCTCGGTCCGAAAACCTCAGCTTCTTTCTCCATTAGGTCTGGTAAATATTGTTGAGCCCAACCCATATCTTGGTTGAAGTCAATGTAGTTTGTAGATAATGTTTGCTTTTGTGAAGCTGGCACACTATTCAAACTACCTCCTGCAGTAATTGCCATAATTTTGTAATTTTAATTGTTAATTTTTATTTTTAATTTTAAACTTGAAGTCAGGACCATCATCATTTAATACTCTTGCTGTAAATCCACTAGTATTAGTATTTTCCATAAACGATTGTCTAGGTGTCATATCAATATTTTTAGATTCAGCTATACTATCTTTTAATGCATCTGCTTTTCCTTGTTCGTAAAAATGACTAGCTATCATATCTGGATTCATAGCTGTAAATAAAGATCTATGATAACCGGCTGCGTCTTCCATATAATTTTCTTTGTTCAAAAACTTTTTGACAAAATTGTTAATATCTGATTGACTATCTTTGACAGCTTTAGCATCTTTTACGTTTAATCTAAATTTTTTGTCTCCAACTTGATACTCAAAACCTTTGAAATTTTCGTTAAAAACTTGATTAGATTTTTTTACAAATACATCAGATCTACTTTTTTGCATTTCTAATGATTGTTCTACTTCCTTGTTGTATTCATCGAAGAAATTAATAGCTTCTTGCTGCTTTTCTGTAAGCTTGCTTCCGGCTTTAATATCTTCATAATATTTGGATTTTACACTTTCCAAGTGTTGCTTTGCTTCGGCAACTTGCTCTTTCAAAGCTAATTTTTTTCTTTTTATATCTATTTTTTCGTCTTCTTCTTCGTCAAAAGAAAAGTTATCATCCATGATAAACTCTATTTCTTCTTCTGATAAATGTGGTTTAGTTTGCTTGTAATATTCTTTTAATAAGCTATTATTGTCTAGCTCTGAGTAATCTTTATTAATAGCAACATAATCACTTAAATCGCCGCCTGTTTCTTCCATAAAGCTTAATAGCTTCTCAACACTTTCTGGTAGAGGTTTTCCGCTTTTTTCAGATTCTTCTATAGCCTCTATAACTTCTTCTTGTACTTGTTGTACTTCTTCGTTAGTTACTTCTTCAACAACGGGTTTTTCATCTTGAACGGTGCTACCTTCTCCGGTAGGTTTTTCATCTGTTGTTTCGACGACTTCTTCGAGTACTTCTTCGCTAACTTTGGGTTCGTCGCGTAAAGAAACCTCATCTGTGCTTTGCTCCTGAACGGCATCTTCTTCTTTTTTTAATGGTTTACTTAAATCAACTTTAGTTATAGTTTCTATATCTTCAGCTGGTTTTTTCATATCTGTCATAACTTTAGTAACGTTACCTTTTGTCTCGTTACCATCAGGTTGTTTTTCAACCTTTTCTTTTACTTTTAGTTTACCAACCTCGTTATCCACGGCTGGCTGTTCTTTTTTTTCTGCCATAATATAATATAATAATAGTTAATAATTGTTATCTAGGACCAAAGCTAGATAAATCACCCATACCTCCTAATATATCATTACCTGATGATTCAAAGTTTTTAGGTGGTTTGTTATTGTTTCTTTGGTCAATAAGCTCACTTTGTTGAGTGGCTTGTATTTTAGTTCTTTTGTCTTTACGATCTTCTCTTTGTTTTTCTTTAGATTTACTACCTTCAACTTCTAAGCCTTTTAATTGCATGTTATACTGAAACTCTAATGCCATTAACTCTTTTTTAATATTAGCTTCTTGTTGAAGTTTTTCAGTTTCAAAACCTACTTTAGCTTGTTCAATTGACATTTGTGTTTGTGCTAAAGCTTGTTGTTTTTGTATTTCTGACTGCGCTGCAGCTTGTTGCGCTTGAATATTAGCTTGTGATTGAGCTCGTATATTTTCTTGTTGCATTTTTTGATCTTTAGCAATTTTCTTTCTTCTTCTTATTTTAAGCAATTGATTTGCTAGTTTAAGATTTTTTATCTCTCTAAGATCAATAGCGTCTTCAAGCTCTATACTTTGTTGTGCTAAAGCAGCTTGTATATTAGCTTCTAATATAGCTTTTTCTTCGTCATCAGGTGATAACTCTATAAATATTCCAAAGTCATACAAATATAAATCAGACATCTCATTTAACGTGGCAACATTGTGTACTCCAAGAGTTTGTATAAAAGACTCTCTTGTTGGAGAAAACTCTATAATATCTGATATTCTCAATGACAAACACTCACATATAGACTGTGTTAAAAATAAACCTCCTTGCAATATATGTCTTGTAGCTGTGTTACTATTTGCAGCGGCCATTTTTTGTACACCTACTAAAGCCTTTGGATCTGGAACACTAGCATCTCTAGCCTCGTTTAAACCTGTAGTATCTCTAATCATTTGCAAATAATAATTGTAGTTACCAATTAAAGCTTGCATTTTTTGCCCACCAGCTCCGCTAGTTATTTCTTGTATAGGTATTTTACCTGGATTTAAATCACCTTCTGAAGTAAAGCTTCTACCAATTATACTACCTGTTTGAAAAAACATATTCAAAGCTTCTTGTGGATTGTAGTTTGTTCCGTTACCTAAATCAACTTCTGCTAAACCATCAGCGTCTAAGTAAACACCATCTGGCACCATACGAGACATAACCTGTTGTAGCTTTAAATGTGTTAGTTGTATCATATCAGCAAAACCAGTAATTCTACTAACAAGAGACTCTATTCTACCTTCGTACATACGAGGTGCAACAATAGAGTAGTTCATTTTTACTTTTGTAAAATTACTTTTAGGTCTCATCATGTTTTTAGACATTTCCCATTTAAGTAATTTATCAGTACCAAGTATTAAAGCACCTTCATATAAAACTTCAACTGACTTATCAAGTTTTGAAAAATCAGCATCCATATCTTTAGGTGGATTAAACTGGTCGTTTTTAGATATTACTTTATCAGCACCTGTTCCTGTTTTCTTTAATTTATAAACTTCGTTCATATATGTTTTATAATTAAAATATAAAACTTGAACGGTATTATTGTCATCTTGATAATATGTATTTGTTGAGTTATAATTTGATCTATTATTAGATTTATTTTTCATTATATCATCAAGCTCACTTTGCGTTAAATTAGGAAATTGCTTTACTAATTCACTTGTTGATATTGTTTTTGTTTCTCCAACGTAATATATATCTTCAAAATAAGGTGAGTCAGTGTAAGAATAAACTAAATTAGCAGGGTCTACATAATCAATAGTAACACCATCTGCGGTTGTGAAATTAGTTTTAGTAGCACCAATACCAAGAACCGCAAGATCATAATAAAATCTCTTTTTAATTAATTCATAATTATTACCTTCAAAAAGAACTTTTAGAGCTTGTTCTTCTGCTAGCTCTACAGCTTGCTTGTAATTTAACTGCATGTGTAAACCTAGCTCTTCTTCAGTGTCAGGTAATGTTTCCACGTCATTTTCATTTAAAACAACACCAAAAGCTTGTTTAGCAAACTGATCAAACTCTTTTAATCTCATATCAGCTAATACAGACTCCATATATTCTGTTCTTTTACTAACGCCATATTGGTCTTGAGAAAACGCTTTTATATCGTATGTTCTTTCAGCAATACCATTAACTACTATGTCTACAAATTTAGGTATAATCGGAACAGGCGTCCAGTCTAAATTAAGATAGGACAAATCACCGTTTATAGATAACTCATCCTTGTATTTTTGTATAGACTGCTCACCTCTAGCGTACAATCTAAGATTATGAAAATTATTTAAATTATTTTTATATCTATTAGAACTAGTGTCATCATTAAACCACTCTTGCTGTATAGCTTTTGCTACTTTTAAACCATACTCTTGACTTTGTTTTTCTTGATCACTTACAGTTTGACTCGGAAAATAACTTTTTACAACAGACTCTGCCATATTTATTATTTAATTATTTGTGAATTATTTCCAGCATTATTATATCTAGAAATATTTATGTTTAATTTAGGTTTTTCTATTTTTACATTTGGTCTATATAAATGCCTGTTATTAGCCATTATTGCCAACCCAGAACTTATAGATGCATCAAATTTTGTTCTTTTATTTATATCAAATTTAGCCCAATCATTTAAAAGGGCATTAAAATATAAATCTCCAAACGTTCCATCTTGTTTCATGCCTACATGATCTTGAATATACATTTCAATTGCTGCAGCATGTGCTTGTTTTATATCTTCGCTAGAATTTGGTATACCACCTATTTCTTTTTCTGCTACAGATAATTTATTCCAAATTTTATCTGGTCTATTCATACTAAAACCTCT